GAATGACGCGCTCTTTAAGGCCTGCCAGCGCCCGGGGGAGCCGGAGCAGGTCACACTAGCGCGCTATCGGCTTTGCGACGCGATGCTGGGGGTCACGCGGGAGACCTGCGAGATTGTCAATGCGGCGATAGCCGCTTGGTTGCGCCGCTTCCCGAAAGATTTTACGATCATATCCGTGGCCGAGATGGTGGCGATGTGCTGCCAGTTGCAACCAGACTGACAAGCAAAAAGCACTGAGGTTTTTTGTGGAGAATAAAGAATTTTTCAATGGGTTAATAAACAGGGTTATCCAGGGGGATTGCCTAGAAGTCATGAAAGAAATCCCCAGTGATAGCGTAGATGTTACTTTTGCAGACCCGCCATTTAATTTAAAAAAGAAATACCACAGTTACCACGACTGGCGTAAAGCTGAAGAATATCTTTCATGGTGCAAAGAGTGGCTTACTGAGATGGTTCGTATCACAAAACCCACAGGCTCAATTTTTGTTCATAATATTCCAAAATGGTTAATCTATTTTGTCTCTTATTTAAATGAAATTGCGATATTCCGCCATTGGGTAGTGTGGGATGCGTTTAGCGCCCTCAGTGCCTTTGGCAAAACCCTTTTACCCAGTCACTCTGGATTTTTATACTACGTGAAGTCGGACAAATTTAAGTTTTACAGCATTAGAATGCAGCGCAAGCGTTGCAGGAACTGCCATTATATCTTACGAGGTCGACCTCATAGAAAAGGTCGGTTGCATCCGTTTGGGCCCCTTGTCTCCGATGTATGGACTGACATTCACAGGATATATCACAAGAAAAGAAGGGACGACCATCCCTGTCAATTACCCATTCATCTACTTGAAAGGCTATTGCTTATGAGCAGTGATGAAGGAGATATTGTGCTTGATCCATTTGTGGGAACCGGGACAACTGCAATTGCGGCGAAAAAATTGGGAAGGAAGTTTATAGGGATTGATATTGATCCAAAGTATGTTGAGATCGCAAACAAAAAATTAGAAGAAGCAGAGCCAACAATAATTAATGGATGCTATGTAAGTTATTACCTTGGCAATATAATTACTATTAGAGATAAAGACTGGGATAAAATCAAAGATGCATTTTTCATCCCGAAAGATCCGCTAGAACTGGAAAAAAGAGATATCTATTTGCTTCATAAAAAAGGAGAGAGAGCAAGGTACAGAGTAACGGGAAGTATTCAGCCTGATTTATTTTCATTATTAAAGGAAGAGAGCAAAGCACAGAGTAACGGGAAGTATAATGATCTTTTAGAAACCGCTTGACATCTTGTCAACCATCTGATAAGATGCAGGAGGAGTGAGTGGACATGGCAGAATTCAGTGACAAACCATGGGGGCAATTTGCGGAAAGCGACTACAAAGATGCCGAAAGTTTTTGCGCGGCGTGTTTGATAGACCTCAATCCCCCTGGCGAGGATAAGAAAAAAGCCTTGTGCAAGCTTCCGGTCAAAGAGCCCGGGGGCAGCTATAATCGCAATGGCATCCACGCCGCCGCAGCAGCACTTGCTGGCGCGCGCGGTGGCGTGCAGGCGCCCCCTGAGGCCAAGCGCAAGGCGGCCCGGGCGCTCATACGGCTGTATCGCCAGATGGACGAGGAGCCGCCCGAGAGCCTGAAGCAAATTGCAGGAGAATGAGAATTGCAGGAGAATGAGATGGCAGACAACATCCAGGTCCAGGCGACCAACGAGAGCGGCCAGGCGCCGCAATCTGACCAGCAGACCGCGATTGCTGGCGCTCAGCAGGACCAGGCGTCCGAGCAGGAGCGGTTTGACGCGGAGTATGTGCGAAAGCTGCGAAGCGAAGCGGCGGAGTACCGCCGGCGGCTGCGAGAACTTGAGCAGGCTGTCAAGCAGCACGAAGAGGCAAAACTTTCTGAGACAGAGCGATTGCAAAAGCGGCTTGCCGAGCTGGAGCGCGAGCAGGCGACGTGGCAGCGGGAGCGCCAGGAGCGCACGCTGAAGTATGAGACAATGCTTGCTGCAAGCAAGCTCGGGATCGTAGACCCCGAAGCCGCCTGGCGGCTGCTTGACATCTCGAAGCTCGAGTTTGACGAGGACGGCACGCCACAAAAAATTGAGCAGGCGCTCAAGGACCTGCTCAAGGCCAAGCCGTACCTGGCAGGACAGCCCCCGGCGGTGGCTGGATCGCCGACGAACCCGGCGACCGGCCAGCAGCGCGCTGGGGTGTTCACCACAAGCCAAATTGCTGATCGCCGCTTCTACGAGCAGCACCGCGAAGAAATCTTGCGAGCAATGTCCGAAGGACGGATTGTTCCTGGCTAGTTAGTGGAGGTAGAAAATGCCAAATATCACAACGTCAATTGCAGAAACCGGCGGGTTCATCCCGCAGGTCTGGGCGCAGCGTGCGCTCGATGTGCTCAAGGCCAACCTGGTGATGGCCAGGTTGGTGACCAAAGACAGCGACCTTGAGCCGGCGTTCGTCGGCAAGACGCTGAACATCCCCTACCCTGGGACGTTCACAGCGCAGGACAAGGCGCCTGACGCCGCCATCAACCCGCAGGTGCCGGCTGGCGGCGCAACAATAAGTGTTACGCTCAACAGGCACAAGGCCGTGGACTTCCTGGTGGAGGACGTGCCCCGGGCGCAGGCGCGGACCGAGCTTCTGGACCGCTACATCCGGCCTGCAGCAATTGCAATTGCCGAGGCGGTGGAAAGAGATTTGTTCGCGCTCTACGCTTCGTTGACCGCCAGCGTCGGCACGACCGGAACCGACATCTCCGCGGCGACCGTCCGCCAGGCGCGCAAGGCGTTGAACGATGCCCTGGTGCCGGCCGACACACGCTATCTTGTCATCTCGCCGAAGGACGAGATCGCGCTCCTGGCCGACGCCAGCCTGGCAAGTTACTTTGCGTTCAGCCGCCAGCAGGGGATCGCCGAGGGAAGCCTGGGTCGGCTCTACGGCTTCGACGTGTATATGTCGCAGCTCGTGCCGGCCGTTGGTACGCCGGTCAGCACAAAGAACCTTGCATTCCATCGCGAGGCCTTCATCCTGGCGACCCGGCCGTTCGTAGACCCGCCCCCCTCGACGGGGGTGCAGGCGGCCACGGTGCAGGACCCCGATAACGGGATTGTCATCCGCGTGGTGTACACATATGACATTGCCTTCCGCGGTGTCCGTGTGGGACTTGACATTCTGTACGGCGTGGCCGTCTTGCGGAACGCGGCCGGCGTCGTGGTGTTGAGCTAGAAGTTGACAATAGAGCTTGTTGTCAACATTGCTGGATAACACGCGAGGCGCCAGATGATGCAAATACTGACATTGCTCCCGTCCGCGGCGCGCACAGTGGACACCACGGGTCCGACGCTGGAGATCGCCGACGGCGCGCAAAACCTGGCCGTCTACGTCAGAGTCACGGCGCTCTCCTCAGGCGCTTCGCTGACGGTCACGATCGAGGACTCACCCGACGGGGTGGCCTGGGCGACGCTTCTCTCGTTCAGCGCTATCACGAGCGTGAGTACGCTTGCGCTCCGCGCTACACAGCTGGGTCGATACGTCCGTGCACGCGGTCAGCTTGCCGGCACGTCGCCGAGCGTCACGTACTCCGTGGTCGCTGTCGGGAGGTAGGCGATGGCGCGAGCGAGCATGTCAACGCTCATTGCCGGGGTCCGCGGGCTCATCGCGGACCCCGCCGGCCCCGGGCAAGTGTTTAGCGACGACGCGGTGCAGGATGCGCTCGACCGCTACCAGACGGTCGTACGCTACGCGCCGCTGCACCCGGAGCCGACGTTTTTGCCATCGGGGGTTGCGCAATATCGCGACTACTACGCGACAATCGGCGACTGGGAGGCGGATGAACAACTTGTCAATGCGGCTTGGCAAGTGCTCACGCCGGCGACGGCGGATCGGCTCACGGGACACTGGACGTTTGCCAGTCCGGGGGTCGCGCCGCCGGTGTACATCACGGGGAAGGTCTACGACGTGTTCGGCGCTGCAGCAGATCTTCTTGAGGCCTGGGTGGCGAAAGTGAAGTTGGAGTTCGACTTTACCACGGATGCCCAGGGGTTTCAGCGCTCACAGAAAGTTGCGGCGCTCACCAAGCTGGCTGCCGAGTACAGGCGCCGTCAACGGCCGGCGCTGGCGGTGCAGGTGCGCGCGGATGTTGGGGGGTAGCGATGCTTTCGTCGGCTGATATCGCGGCCATGCGCGCCACGCTCTCCGCAAGCATGCCTGACAATGCGCAGGTACAACGCGCATTGCGCACGAGCGACGGCGCAGGTGGTTTTGCCGAGACCTGGACGACCATCGCGACCGTGCCGTGCCGGGTCGCGCCGTCCGGGCTCACGCCGACCGAGCAGGTTATCGCCGAGCGGGTGCGTTCTCGCGCCGTCTGGACGCTCACACTGCCTGCGGGGACGGACGTCACCACGGCCGACCGGGTCATCGTTGGCACGCGCACATACGAAGTGGTCGGCATGCTCACGCCGCGCAGCTACGAGCTCGCTACAAGATTTGTGGCCGTGGAGGTTTGAGGTGCGAGACATCGGTTTTTACATAAAACTAATTGCAGGAGCGCTGGCGGCGCTTTGGGGAGGATTGCCAGTGCTTGTCCAGGTACTCATCGTCCTGATGGCGATGGATATTGCCACCGGGATGTTATCCGCGTTTGTCAATCGTGAACTCTCCAGCGACGTGTCTTGGCGCGGCATGGCGCGCAAGGCGATCATTTTGCTGGTCGTCGCGTGCGGCGTCTGGATTGAGCCGGCCGTCGGCCTCCCCATCGGCGCGGCCGTGGCGGGGTTTTACGCCGCGCACGAGGGGTTGTCAATTCTTGAGAACGTGACGCGAGCAGGCCTGCCAGTGCCGCAGGTGCTCCGTGACGCGCTGCGAAAACTATCGCCCGAGGAGGCGGAGGGGAAGCGGAAGCTGGAGGAGTGGCGTGGCTAAACCGTCGTTCGTCGCAGCGCGCATTGTCTATAATCGCCTGCCAGAGCTGCGCGGGGAGCTTCGCGCCGCTGCTAGCCAGGTCGTTCGCGCGACAGCGGCCATGGTCGAGATACGCGCGAAGGACATCGTGCCGGTTGACACCGGCAATCTCAAAAACTCGATCCAGACGACCATGGAAAACGACCTATTGGCAATTGTGTCAACCGGCACCACGGAAGAGGACGCGCCGTACGCAATTTATGTTGAGTACGGCACCCGCCGCATGGCGGCGCGTCCGTACATGCGACCTGCGGCCGAGGCGGCGCGGCCGGCGTTCGAGGCTGCAATGAAGAAGCTGCTGGGATGATCGAGACATTGCGGGTAGACCAGTGGCTGTATACCGTGCTCTCCGGCGACCCCACGCTGAAGAGTCTCGTCGGTCAGCGCATCTACGGCTATGTCGCGCCGGAGGACGCCGCGCTGCCGTACGTCGTCTACTCGCACCAAGCCGGCCACGACGTGCAGGGGGTAGGTCCTGCAAGAATCATGGCCAACCTGATTTACCAGGTCAAAGCCATTGGCAGCGGCAGCTCGTTTGTGCCGCTTCGCGCGATTGCCGATCGGATAGACGCGCTGCTGCAAGGCGCGAGCGGCGGAGCTGTAGACGGCCGGGTGCTCATGTGCATTCGTGAGCAGCCAATAGAATATGTTGAAATAGACGATGGCATACAGTATCGCCACGTTGGCGGGATCTACCGCCTGTGGGTGCAATAACAATGGAAGTAGGAG